GGCACTTTTTCAAACCGCCAGAAATGGCGGTTTTCCTTTTATTTCCAACGGTTTTCAGACTTTCCCAATTCACTCCAATTCACTCCAAATCACGTCATTTCTCTATAAAACGTGGGCAAAATGTGGGCACGGAATCACCAGACCATCGGCAGTCCGAGGCATTGGCGCGCCCACCGTTCCACCGCACGATTCTCCTCGTCATCGCCAAGCATGAGGAGGAAGCCGGCGTTCTTGCCGAGCGAAGCGGGTTCCAGCTTCTTGATCACGCCACGCTCCTGAAGGAACAGCCAAGCGTTGCTTATGTTCGTCTTGACTGTGTTCTCGCGCTTCTTCATCTCCTTATCGGCATTCTCGCCCATGGACTGCTCCGGCGTGAGCAGAATCATGCCGTATGCGTCTGCGATGGCGCGCCATCCGAGCGTGTAGTAGCGGCATGGCGCGTTGACCTTGCGCAGCTTCTCGGGCGGCTGGTTGCGTTCACGGTCCCAGTCGTAGGTCATGGAGCACATGAAGGAGATTGCGAGTTGCGCAGTGGTGTAGCAGGTCAGGTTGTCTCCGCGCTTCTTGGCGAGGCGTCCGGTGCGGTTTAGGTCGTAAAGGGCTTGCGTGTTCTGGTATCCCATGTCTTCCATGTCTTTCCCTCCATGCTTTGCCTTAGAATGGTGCATGGAGAATCTAGCTGGTTTTCCGTCGCCCCGATTTGCTCTGGTCAGCGTCGGGGCTTTTTCGTTTATGACTGCATTGTAATTGCACCCGAGAGTAAAAGTCAAATTGCACAGCGAGTAAAAATGCAAAAGAGAAAGTAGAGACGTTTGGTGCAATTGTGATTGCACATATATAAGCTATACATGCTTTAACATTCTTTTTATAAGGGGAAGAATGCAGGATCGGCACGTGGAATATAAGCTTTATACTCGTTTATAAGCCCATATAAGACAATATAAAAGCCCCACAATCTGTGGGGCTTAATGCTTTTAGAGGCTGTTCACGGCATTGTAGAATTCCTGCGCGTCCTCGGCCTTCTTAAATTTCAGGGGCAGTGAGCGCAACGCACTGTATTTCCATGTGACCGTGCGCTTCTTCAACACCACGCCCTGCAGGTCGCTTACCTGGTATGCTTCGGTCTTCTTGTACCGGTGCAGGTACGTCGTGCAGACATCCAATTCCAGGCGATTGGCATACAGGCGTATGCCCATAAACAGCGGGTCGTCAAGCCTTTCGCACTCGTAGATCGCGTCCGGTGCTGGCTGTGGTCTCTTCGCCATGATTGCTCCCTTCTTCTTTTCTCCTTGATTCTATTGCTCAAATGATGCAGACTCGCTCAGACATTGCCAGTCGGAAGTCTCCGAGCACCTGCTGGGTCACCTCCAGTTCCTGGGAGATGTTCCACGAATTCCCTTCGTACATTTGTTCCAGCATGCCGTAGCGGAGTGGGTCTATCAGCGTCAAGGCAGTTTCGCGTCTCGCCCGCCGCTCTAATTTCGAACTATCGTGCGAACAGCCGGTGTCGCCATGCCGCCAGTGCAACAGCTCGTGAACGAGCGTGCACCGTTTCGCCGCGTAAGTGAGCCTGCGGTCAATCAAGATGACATGATTCTCGGCGTCGTAGCAGCCCCATAGTCCGTCCGGCAGGATGGCGCTGGACACGGTGACCGGAAGTCCGACAATGGCGCGGCGCATGGCACCGTAGGTCATGCGCCGGTCGATCGGCAGGTCAGGCAGGCTCGTCGTAATCCGGCCCAGCCTCTCCATTGATCGCCTCCTGCTTGCCCTGAGCGTTATAGGCGGCAAGACCGTAGCCGCCTGCCCGCGCCTTCCTTTCGGCGGCTTCGACCGCATGACGCTGCGAATCCATCACGATGTCGCCGACCGATACGCCGGTGACCTCGCTGATGCGTTCCAGGTCGCTCAGGTTGAGAGGTCTTGTGAAGTTCTGGCGCTTGTACCAGTAATCCTCGCCGAAGCCGCAGGCCTTGGCGAATTCCTTGATGGTCATGCCGCTGTTCTTCTGGAGTCTGACGCATTCGCGCATGACCTGCTTTGCGAACTGCGTGACTTCGTTTGCTTTCATTCCCATGGCTCTCATTATAGCCAATTACGTAACCAATGTGTGCGAATTGTGAAGAACTATGAAAATACATAGACGTGAACTACGAAATTGCGTAGATTAAGAACTGTCGAAAGGAAAACAGAGATGAAGACCACAGCCAAGACCAAGACCCCCGACCACTACCCGTGCGGCCACATGCGCGGCCCCGGCTGGCACGACTGGAGAGCCTGCCTCACCAAGCAGGGAGTCGAGGAGGATGAATGGCCGGTCTGACGGAAACAGCCAGTCGTAACCTCGCGGGCGAACTGGCCCGTCATCGCAAAACACGCGAAGACCTCGCCAAAGCGTGGGGATGCGCGCCGAAAACAGTGGACACGCGACTCCGCGGCCAAACACCACTCACGACCGACGAAATCGAAAAAGCCGCCCACCTACTCGGTCTCGAAGCCTCCACCCTCACCATGCTCCTCATCCAGCCGATTGACAGCATCAAACAATTCAAAGCCTAAGGAAACCGAAATGAGCCAGTTGCTTAACCCGCCGAAGCCACCGGAATCGAGGAAAACCATGAAACCAAGAATCGAACTCATCGGCACCACCGGCTACGCCATCCGCATCCAGGAAGACAAGAGCGGCCAACTCATCGAGCTCCACGCGGACGGCGAGGAAGTCCTTGCGGACATCCCTGAAAGCACCCTCGACAACTTCGCCTACGCGCTCAACGACGACCTAGGGAACATGCGATGAGCCAATCATTCGAACTGCGAATCATCGAGGACGGCACGCACAGCAGCGACCACAGCTGCCTCATCGGACTCAGATTCGACATGGCAGACGGATACCAGGAACACATGCTCAACAAAACCGACCTCATGAACCTCCGCCGCGAAATCGGACGAACACTCAAAGAACTCAACCAGAAGAAGGACAAGAAATGAACATCTTCCAACAGCGAGAAAAAATCATCGAAGACCTCATCGCGGCATGCAAGGAACACGACGAAGAGAAAACCAACCACCTGCTCAGCCAACTCATGGAACTCGACAAGTCAGCCGAACAGAAGCCGCTGCCTGAAGAGCCGAAGGAGCGGGGCTTCTATGTCACCGCGAATGATGGTCTGCTCCTGTTTAAGGACGACGATGATGACTGGTCGGCGCGCACATGTGATAACTCGGCTAATCCCATCTGGAATGGCAATAGACAGTATGTGAAGTGGCCGACTGTCTGCGAAACGCTCCCGTCTGAAGCCTTCCCGTTAAAGCGAGTGAACACGGGAGACGGTAACGATGACTGACCATGATTACTGGCTTGAAGACATGCAAGCAATGAAGAAGCGGCGGAAGCCGAACTACACGCGCCGCCGCATCAAATTCGCCCTCGCGGTGGTCGCCCTCATCGTCACATCCACACTCATGCTCACCTGGCATGGCGGTAGCACCACCGCCGCGCTCATGGTGGAAGGCGTGTACATCGCCACCGCATTGTGGCTGATCGTCAGATTCGCGCCACGCGACTAAAAGACTTCCCACTGGCCGGCAGTCCCAACAAACAACCAAAAATCGGGTTGTTCCGCAGGATACCCACGTTCACTCATTCGTCGGCCAGTGGGGACCATAACTTGAATATCGATATTATCCACGCGCCGACCATCTCTCTGCCGTACATGCACTGTCGGCGCATTGGCTGGACGACGGTTCGCCCGCCCAAGGATTCCAATCTCTTCTCTCTCTATCAAAAACGCAGGCACTCCGGCGCCTGCAAACCCTTTCAAGTCCGCCTGACGGCTTCAGTCACCGTCGGCCACGCCACCGGCCGTGAACACGTTCAGGTCGTGTTCCAACAGCCAAAGTGGCGCTCGGAATCCACGGACGGCATCGGTCCGACTCCGACGCCAGCCACTCAGCCCCATCCACTCGTCAGGGTGGGGCACGCAACGTCAACACGTCAAGGAGCCACAATGAAAATCACCACACCACACGGCACTCTCAAAGGCGAAAACATCGAAGCCATCCTCAAAGAACATGGATATGACTGCCTGTGCGGTGCCGACCTGCGCGGTGCCGACCTGCGCGGTGCAAACCTGTGGAGTGCAAACCTGCGGAGTGCAAACCTGAGCTACGCCGACCTGAGCGGTGCCAACCTAAACCGCGCAGACCTAAACGGTGCCGACCTGCGTGGCGTCAACTTGAGTGGTGCAGACCTGAGCCAGGCCAACCTGAGCGGTGCCAACCATGTAAAACTCAGCATCGCCAAAACCAGCATCCTCCCAGACGAAGGCGACATCATCGGCTGGAAAAAAGCATACGTAGACGACACAATGCCACCGAGACCAGTCATCGTAAAGCTGCTTATCCCAGCAGACGCGCAACGCTCCAACGCCACTGGCCGCAAATGCCGCGCCAGCACAGTGCGAGTGCTCGACCTGCAAGACAAGCAAGGCAACAGCCTTCCACCAGACACCACGGCATACAGCGGCCACGACACAGACTTCACCTACAAAAAAGGCGAAACCATCCACGTCGAAGACTTCGACACCAACCGGTGGAACGAATGCGCCACCGGCATCCACTTCTTCATCACCCGTATCGAAGCAGTCGCATACTAGGGAGACTCCAAATGAACAATGAAATCCAACAGTTCTATTTCAATGGCGCTGCATTGCGCACCTTGACCGACAAGACGGGGGAGCCGTGGTTCGTCGCCAAGGACGTATGCGACATCCTCGAAATCAGCAACGTCACCATGGCCTTGCAAAAGCTTGACGATGATGAACGGTCTAAGTTCAACTTAGGGCGTCAGGGTGAGACCAATATCGTCAACGAAGCCGGCCTGTATGTTCTCGTGCTCGGCTCCCGCAAGCCCGAAGCTCACGAGTTCAAGCGTTGGGTTACTCATGAGGTGCTGCCGCAGATCCGTCGCACCGGCGGATACATCCACACCACCGATACCGACAGTGACGAGGATATTCTCGCCAAGGCCGTGCTCGTCGCGCAGAAGACCATCGAGCATAAGAATCGTCAGATCGCGGAAAAAGACGCGCAAATCAAGGCGTTGGAGCCTAAAGCGTTGTTCGCCGACGCGGTGGCCGCTTCGGACGGCACGTGCCTGGTGGGCGAATTGGCGAAGATGCTGCGCCAGAATGGCTTGAACATCGGCCAGAATCGGCTTTTTCGGCTTCTTCGCGATGATGGTTTCTTCGGCAGGTCCGGTTCGAACCGCAACGTGCCGACGCAGAAGGCGATGGACCTCGGCCTGTTCCGCATCAAGGAGACCGCTGTAACCCACTCGGACGGCCACGTGACCATCAGCCGCACGCCAAAGGTCACCGGCAAGGGACAGCGCTATTTCATCGCCCGCTACTGCCCGAAGAAGAAGCCGAATGACTGACCTGCTTCGGCCGGAGGAGTTCGCGGCGATGATTGGCATGAGTCCCCGCACTCTCGCCAATTGGCGGAGCAATGGCAAAGGGCCGAGATATTTGAAGATTGGTGCCGAGCCGCCGGAAGGCAAGCAGGACAGGCGTGAAGTGCGTTATCAGCGTGACGTGGCCGAAAGGTGGGCCTTGGCTCACGAATTCACGAGGACGATAGCGAGATGAAACCCCACAATGATGGCCACTACTTCGTGCCTGGAAGCCGTCAGACCGGCAGATATGAGCCGCGCGGATTCATGGTCAGCTCTTACGTGAAGCCGACTTTGACGGAGCAGGGCATCGACGTGGACGAATTCATCAAACAAAACCGTCATCTAATCGAAAGACTTAGGAAAGGAAACCATTGAAACACGAATATGACTCCGACGAGCTTCGAGAGCTCAAAAGCATTTACAACGAGTCAGGCGAAGCCGGATTGAGCCGTGACGAAATGCGAGCCTTGCGCAAGGCCGGACTCCTCACGCAGGGCCTACCGGAGAAACCGGCGGAACCGTCGAAACGCGATCTCATCCTCGCGCATTGCAGAAACCGCATCGACCAAGGCCAACCGTTCGACGGCAAGGAAACCGCCGAAGCGCTCGGCATAAGCCAGAAAACGGCAGGCAACATCATCGGACAACTCCGCAAGGAAGGACTGCTGCCGGCCTTCGACCAGCATTCCCCCCGCAAAACACGGAAAAACGCCACGACCGGAAAGAAGAAAGAAACCATGACCACCACATCGAAACTCACAGTGGACAAAATCACCGCAACGAAACTCACCCCCGTCGGAACCATCAGCGTCGGGCCGCAAGCCACAGCCGATCCGCGCATCATCATCGCAAACGCCTTGGTCGGCATCTTCGACGCCGTATCAGCCTTGCAGCGCACCGCATTCCAAGCCAACGACAAGGTGGTCTACGGCTTCGCCACGAAACTGCTCACCGGCGAATTGATGGACATCAAAGCCAACTACAGCAAGGACGCAAAATGAGACTCAAATTCGATAGCGAGAGTGGCGTTTTCACCATCAAGCCAGAGTCCAAGGCAGAAATCACCAAGCTCAGGACGTCCGCGTTGGATATCGCCAATCTGCTGGTCGATTATTTCGACGCCGACATCATCAAAGCAGACATAAACAAGCCAAGCAATCAACAGGGAGCCTGAAATGAAACGTATTCCACTCAAGGACACGGAACGCTACACGGTCGAACGGTTCAAGCAGGGCAAGAAGACGGAACGGCATCTCGCGTGGCTGAAGAGCCGTAAGGCCGGTGTGGGCGGCAGCGATATGAGCACGATTCTCGGCCTGAATTCCTTCAAGACGCCTTACGAATTGTGGCTTGAGAAGACCGGCCGTGTGGAGCCGGAGGACATTTCCGACAAGTGGGCGATCGTCAAGGGCAATGCCTTGGAAAACGAGCTTCGTAAGCGTTTCCGCTCGAATCATCTGGAAATGCTCGTCACGGACGGTACGGACAAGCAGTTCATCATGCGCGGGAAGCCATATCTGCGCGCTTCCCTTGACGGCATCCTGCAAAGGGAGGACGGGAGTTTCGGAATCCTCGAAATCAAAACGGCGAGCAACCGTCGAGCGGGGGACTGGCATGACGAGGACGGCAACCTCCGAATCCCGCCATACTACTTGGCTCAAGTCGAGTTCTACGCGCTTGTAACGGGATGGACGTGGGGCTACGTGTACGCGGCCATCGGAGACGACGAGCCGGTAGAGATACCGTTCAAGGCCGACGTGGAGGACATGGCCGCGATCGACGAAGCCGCAGCCGACTTCTGGCGTTTCGTCACCACCGGCACTCCACCGCAATTGACCGGAGTGGACGTGCAGAAGGCGTTCCCCGAGCCGACGCCGGACATCGTGGACGAAAGCGCCGACGATGACCTCTACGACCTGCTCGCAAGATACGAGAGCGCCACCGGAATGCTTAATGACATGAAGGCCACTCAGAAGGAATTGCAGGAACAGATCATCCTGCGCATCGGCTCGCATACGGGCGTGCGCTGCGGCAACCTCCAAGCCACCTACAAGACGACGACCCGCAAAGAGTACACCGTCAAAGCCACCACATACCGCAAATTCGCATTCAAAGCCACCGAAGAAAAGGAGAGGTAAATCATGGGAGCAATCGCACAGCAGGCACAGGGACAGCAGTTGCAGCCGCTCAATCCGAAGGGCAAGCTCAAGCAGCTTGTGGAGCATTCATGGCCGCAGATCGCACGTGTCATCGGAGGCAACCTCGACAGCGAGGCATTGTTGCAGATGTGCATCAGCAGCATCAACCGCACCCCCGCATTGGCGGACTGCACGCCGGTCAGCGTCCTTTCCTGCTTCATGCAGTGCGCGGCACTTGGCTTGCGCCCATCCGACGTGGATGGATTGGGACAGGCGTACATCCTGCCCTATGGCAACAAGAACTATGCCACGGGGGAGAAGCAGGCCACCTTCGTCATCGGCTACAAGGGCATGCTGAAACTGTTGGAGAACAGCGGCATCTACGCGCAGCCGAGAGCCGTCTACGAGGATGACAACATCAAGCTCAAGCTTGACGAAAATGGCGTGCCGACCATCGAATGCCCGGACGAGGTGAACGTGGACGCCGACCACAGCGAGGACAAGCTGAAATTCGTGTACCTCTCTGTCCAGCTGCCGAATGGCGGACGCTACGCCGACTACATGTCGAAACGCGACCTGCTCGAATACCGCGAGAAGTACGCGCCACGCAATCGCAGCCGTCAGATCACCGGACCGTGGGTGAAGAATTTCGTGGAGATGGCGAAGAAGACCATCATCCGTCGCAGTTTCAAATATCTGCCGGTCAACATCGAGGCGAAGAAGGCCGCGAGCGTGGACGAGACCACACCGGATTACAGCGACGTGTTCCAGCCGGTAATCACCGATTCGACTGATGACGTGACTGCCGAGGTCATGGACACCGAAGCCGACTCCGAGCAGCAGGCCGATGCGAAGGACGGTGAGTGATGGCGGGGGAGACCGTTATCACGATCGTCGGCAATCTGACCGCCGACCCTGAGATTCGCACTTTGAGCAATGGCGGCACGGTGGCGAACTTCACCATCGCGTCCACGCCACGCGTATACAACAGCCAGGCCAACCAGTGGGAGGACGGTCAGGCGCTGTTCCTCCGCTGCTCGGCCTGGCGTGACCTCGCCTCGCATTGCGCCCAGACGCTCCGCAAGGGCATGCGCGTCATCGCGCAGGGCCGGTTGCAGCAGCGTTCCTATCAGGCGCAGGACGGTTCCAACCGCACGGTCATCGAATTGCAGGTGGACGAGATCGGCCCGTCGCTCAAGTATGCGACGGCTCAGGTGCAGAAGATGCAGTCAGGCTCATACCAGGGCGGCAACGCCAATGGCGGCTATCAGCAGCCGCAGCAGCCCCAGCAGCAGTCGCAGGCTCCGGCCGATGATCCGTGGGGCGCTCCGGCTGGAGAGCCTGACTTCTGATGATGCGTGAGTGGATTGAGCCGCCGGACGTGCTGCCGGTATGTCCCAAACATGGGTGCGCGCTGTATCCGGCGCGCCCCATACCATGCCCCGAATGTGAGGCCGAAAGCGAAGACCATTACGCGGACATTGGCGATGCCGACATTTGGATTTTGGAGGACGAATGACGCAGGAAACCACCATCGACGTGCAGAAGGCCTACTGGTGGACCCAGAACAAACGTGGAGACTGGCGGGCGAAATACCGGCGCACCAGCGTCGTGAAAAGATGCGCCTACCTCACCTACCGCAGTCTCATCAACAGCGGCAAACTCAAGCCGCCCGCCAAATGGCCGGTGCATGTGACCGCCATCATCCACCCCTTGACACACGGCAGATTCGACCCCGAGAACGCGGCGCCGATGGTCAAGGCAATCTTGGACGCCATCACACAAGCCGATTTCTGGCCGGACGATAACGCCAGATACGTGGTCGGCCCGGACTATCGGCTAGGCGAGCCAAGCACCGAAAAAGGCGTCTACCACATCACAATCCGAATCGAAGAGGAAGAACACTAATCATGGCGACGAACGTGACTGAGAAAGACAAGACACTGCAAGAGATCATCGACTGGTGCGAGCAGCTTGAGATTGATGGCTTGAGGCTTGCAAACGCTCTTCTGATGCAGCGTGACACGACCGCATACGGTGTCGTGAAGGGGCAAATCGACGCATACGGAAAGACAGCTGACCACTGCCGTTCCATGCTCGGCTACAGCGGCTCCATGCTGTCCTGCCTCACCTACGAGGACACGGACAATAGCGACCCATCCGATCAGCCCCAGGTGGGCGACTACGGCGTGGCAGTCCGCGAGACCGCAGACGGCCAGGAGGAAATACCCTTCCACATCGAACGGGAGGAACGCACCGGACTGCCAGTCGCACTCCTGAACGAACGACTGTATGCGAAACCGGAAGACGATATAAAAGACGGCCTGTATGTGAGCCTGTTCCAGCTCTATCTGGACGGCTTTATGTTGAGTCGGACGGGCCGAAAGCGGAACAAAGACGCGGAGGCATAGTCATGTGGTTCAAACGCAGACGCAACGAATTCGGGTGTCCAATGTGCGGCAGACTACCCAAAATCGTTAAGAGCCATACACAGGATGGGGATTACATCAAGTCGATATACCGGCTTCAATGCCCCCGAAAGCACCTCTCTACAAACTGGTACAGCGACCCTATGGATGCAAGCATCCAGTGGAAACACGTAGTGGACGAATACAAGAGGAAGGACACGAAATGAGCGCGTATCAGCCTGTTCTTGACCCCGCCTGCGGCGGACGAATGTTCTGGTTCGACAAGTCGGATGATCGAGTGCTTTTCGGTGATGTGCGTGATGAAAGCTGGGAATTGTGTGACGGGCGTAGATTCGATGTCAAGCCGGACATGCTGATGGACTACCGCGACCTGCCGTTCCCCGACGGGACGTTCCGCATGGTGGTGCTCGACCCGCCCCACCTGCGCAATGCGGGCGATACGAGCTACATGGTGCGGAAGTACGGTTGCCTCGACCAAGAGACGTGGAAAGCTGACCTCAAGACCATGTTCAGCGAGTGCTTCCGCGTCCTGAAAGAGCATGGAGTGTTGATTTTCAAATGGAATGAGACGCAGATACCCGTATCGCAGATTCTCAAGCTCACAGCGCACAAGCCGCTCTTCGGCAACAAGCAGCCGAACCGCACGGGAACACACTGGATTGTCTTCATGAAGGAGGACGCGAAATGAATAAACGGTACAAGGTTTGCCCACTTTTTTGGAGTGATTACGGCGATGAGCGCACCTTGATGAATATGGGTGTGTTTGAAGAGTTGCTGAACGAGGGTTGGAAGATTCTGCGGGTGGATATCATGCCACCAACGGAATTGCGTGATACCGCCGTCACCGCGACGAACGTCTACATCCTTGAGAGGGAGGCTAATGATGATTAGTCAATACGACAAGGACATGTGTTGCCTGTATATCGCTGAGGGGATGAACTACATCTGGCAACAACGAGAGAACCAAGAGCTTTCCCGAATACTTGAATCATTGGCCGATAGGAAGCTCATGAAGCGTGTCCATGGCGGGTATGCGATCACACTCAAGGGCCTGTTGGCAGTCAAGGTGTGGAGACTTCACCTGTTCCTGTTCCATCACGATGAATGCAAGTACTTCAGGAGGAAGAAATGAGCAGGACTGAAACCACCGCCATGCTGTCCAAGCTGGTCGAGAAGAGGTTGAAGAATCGCGTGAGCTATTGGGCTAGCGAGGTTAACTTCGACCTTGGAACACCACGGAACAGGCGCATCGACTACATCGGATTCAAGCCTTTCACGCCCGGCTACGTGCTCGAACCAAGCAGTGTGGAACTCGGCACTTTCTCCTGCTATGAAATCAAGTCATGCATGGCTGATTTCAAATCGGGTCACGGGCTGACGTTCTACGGTGACGAAAACTATCTAGTCACCACGCCTGAGCTTGCGGATGAACTGCGCGTGGGCCACCAGATTCCGCGAGACATCGACCAAGTGTTGGTGCCCACGGCCAAAGGGGACAAGCTCAGATGCCTGTACGACGTGTCCTATGGAGACAAGCGGAATAGCTACAGGCGGCGTCCGGCGAGTGAGATGCTGTACGCCATGATCGAAGCGAACGGAAAGAGGACGAATTGAGCATCCTGCTTGACGAGGCCAACGCTTATGAGCGTGGCATGGATGATGATTTGACTTTGGCGAAACGGCTCTGCTGGGACAGCTACGAATGGGATGGCGTCGATAGCGACTGTGTGGCGAAAGACGAGGACGACGCATGGGATTACGCGGGGGAAATCTGCGGCTATCAGGAGGACTTCATCGACCGGGCGCGCGACCTGCTCGAAGTGGCACGCAAGGCGGTAAACGAATGAGCAAGGCAATCCGATATGTCGAGTGCGCCCACTGCGGCGAGACGGTGGGCAGCTATTACGTCACCTGCCCTTACTGCGGGTATCGGCTGGTGGACGCGAAGCAAGCCGTAATGATGGGTTTGTCATGGTGACGCTTGACCCGCCACCGGACTTGTTGGAGATCGCCGAAGCCCTGGACGCGATGGCGAAACCACACGTGGGAAGCGGCTGGGCGAACACCAACTACACCGACCTGCCCTGCACCACGCCACGGCAGGAGGCAATCTGGATGGAATTCAACGGCATCACAAGAGGGGAGGATTGATGGCAAGGCGCGGTTACGTGCAATTGTACAATGGCTTCTATCTCAACCGGAAGGTACGCCGGTTGCGTCGCACCATGCCCTCTGCCGTCAGTGCGTTCGTCGTCATGCTTTCCTACTGCGGTGACAACCTCACGGACGGCTTCGTGGACTCGGACACGGCGGAATTCGTGCTCGACATCACCACGCAGGAGCTTGACGCTTTGCAGCAGGTCGGATTGATCGAGGCCGTGGATGGCGGCTATGTCATCCACGATTATCTCGAACATAATCGGAGCCGTCAGCAGGTGATGGCCAAGCGCAAGCGTGAGCATGACCGGTATTCTGCTGGCAGTCTGCCGGCAGAAATTGCGCAGACTGCCGGCAGAATCGAAACAGAATCGGGACAAACACCAGAACACCAGAACACCAGAACCCAAAAGAAAGAGAAAGAAGAATATTCTTCTTCTTTCTCCAAAGAAATCGGGCTGAACGACTTCGAGCTGGTCAGGGAGAAAACCCACGCCAATGCCGCCATAATCCGCGATTACCCGAATCTCGACCTGTCAGACGCGTGGAACGCATTCTTAAGCCGACATTATGGCGAAAACCGCACGATAGCCGACTGGACGCGCCTGTGGAAGGGCTGGTGCCAACGCAGAGCCAAAATGAGCGGCATACCACCCTCGAAACGCCACGTGCACACGTGGAAATGCTCTCACGTGCTCGAAGCGCTCGGACGCGACGAAGAAACAGCACAGGCAGACGAAAAGGCCTGCGAATTAGCCGACAGACTCAACAAGGAGAAATCATGAAACACGAACCGGTAATCATGTACAGCCGAGAATGGTTGGAACACGAGCGCCGCAAAGCATGGCAGGAAGGCTACGCGGCCGGATGGAAAGACCAGGAATGCGACTTCCCGCCACACACCACAGAAAACCCATATCTGGAGACCAAATGACCAATACCGAGAAGACAATAATCTGCACCGTCATCACCTGCATGCTCATCATCTTCCTCACCATCGGCACATGCATCTCCATGCAGTGGTACACGTCCACCCACCACGATTTTCAAATGGAGACGGTCAAGACCGGTGACGTGACGTGGGCATGCCTCAAAGACCGAGGCGCATACATCGGATGCAACACAGTGGAGGAATACAAGTGAAGAAAATACTCGAAGACATGATCATCAAGTGGCATCAGGCCGGTTACGCGCTCGATGAGATCGCGCCGCTCGTGCCGCAAGTGCCGAAAGCCGAAATCGCCGCACTCATCCGCCAGCACGACAAGGAGACCAGACTTTGACCAACTGCCAGCACTGCCGGAAGCCAATGAAGCCGGTGGCCGCGAATCTGCTCTGCGCCAGCTGCCGAGAAAACTACTGGCAGCTGATCCGCCAGCTCGGACACGTCCAACTGCCCGCCCTGCGGAGCATCATGCTCCGACAGGCCCGCATCGGCACCCCAGCACACACGCCAAGCCGAGGCAACGCACCAATACCCATCGACACCCACGCTCAAGACCTCATCGCAGACAGCGAAGCATGGTTGGCGGAACAGGCGGGCAAAATACGCGCCGCATACGCTGGATACGACTGGCGGAAAGCGTGGTTCGCCATAATCAGCAACCGGCGCACCATCCTCGACATGAGCACTGCAGCAGACGATTACGCAGCCCTGGAACACATCAGCCGACGCAACGAGACGGCCTTGACACCAGAAGAGGCAATGGTCATCATCGGCACATGCCCACAATGCGGCCACCAAGCCACCAGCACGCCACAGGCCGACGAATGGACATGCCCGCACTGCAAATGGCAAGGCGGAGTCCAAGCCATCAAAGCCACCCGCGACAACAAACTCTGGCAACTCGAATACACCGGAAAACCAGTCGAAGTCGCAAGATACCTCTCCAAAATGGACATCCACTGCACAAGCGACCAGATCCGCCAATGGCTCACCAGAGGCAAACTCCACGCCACGCCGACAAAACACAAAGGAGAGTACGTGTTCAACCTCGGAGAAATAACCGCCATGCTTGACTGTCACAATTAAAATGCTATACTGTCGTACAGTAGTAAAATGGTTCAGCCTGAAAGGGCTGGGCCATTATTCATATCAGCTTCGGTAGCTCAGTGGCAGAGCACGAGGGATAGCACAGATACCAGAGGACGGATACCAAACCGGCCATGGCTTCATGATTCTTTGCGAATGCCCGTGATCAGAGATAGTGCATCCCACACCATGCGCTGGTTCGACTCCAGCCCGAAGCACCACAAGGCGGTGACCACATGCCAGGAAGAACGCGCAAGACCAGCCGCCAATTCGAAAAAGACAAGGCCACATTCTTCACACAATGCAAGGCACAGCATGCAGTCTGCTGGTTGTGCGGCATGCCAATCGACTACAACGCAGTCAAGAACACCACAGATGACTCATTCAATCTCGATCACATGTTCCCGGTCAGCAAGCATCCCGAACTCCAATTCGACCCAGCAGGCTTCAAGCCGAGCCACACCAGCTGCAACCGCTTGAGAGGCAACCAAGATCCGCCAGCGCCAATCGGAACACTCTCAAGACAATGGATAACAACAGCATGAGCCCAACACGAGGGGTAGGGGCGGTGAAATCGTAAAACCAACGACAGAGCGCAAGACGTCCCGCGTGGTTGGTCTTCCTCTCCCCGACGAGTGAAATTGTTGGCGGGTCGCGCGCGATGGCAGATTAGGGGGTGTTTTCGATGAGTGCGAAGTTTCCGAGTCGGAATGTGGCGGAGGCGTTGGAGCGTTCGTTGAAGAACGCTGACCTCAAGGCTGTGAATTCTGCTGTTGTCGCTGCGGCTCGCGTGTTGGCTGAGCGTATCGATTATCTGACGTTCTCCGGTTTTGTCGATGAGAACGGCAAGCTCGACAACGTTTCGCTGCCGACGTTCCTCAAATATTGTCAGTCGCTTGGTTTGACGGTGGATGCTCCGGCTAAGGTTGGTCGTCCCGCGAAGCCGAAGGTTGAATCGAAGCCGGAGGCGCGTAAGAGCGACAAGGTTGTGCAGATGGAAGATTTCATGAAGCGTTTCGGCTAGGAGGCGTTCGATGGCGTCGGAAGATTTGAGTGTTTTCGGTGCCATCGATGATGACCTGCATGGTGTTACGTTGCCGCGGATCTTCACGCCGCCGCTTAGAGAGCTTGATAAGACCACCAGCAATGGTTTCGCGGTGATTGCCTTCGCGGAGATTATGCTTCATGTGCATCTTTATCCTTGGCAGTGCTGGCTGCTGGTCCATGCGCTGGAATTGCTTGAGGATGGCAGCTATCGCTTCCGCAAGGTGATTGTGCTTGTGGCCCGTCAGAATGGCAAGACCACGCTGATGGGTGTGCTTGCCGCATGGTGGCTGTTTGTGGACTCGAATAAGCACCCGGATAGGGTGCCGCCCGTGAAATTTCTGGTGGTTGGTGCCGCGCAGACCTTGGATAATGCCAAAGGCCCATATTCCCAAGTCAAGGAGTGGTGTAATCCGCGTCCTGAGACTGATGAGGAGTCCGATCTGGTGGTGCCCGAGCTTGCGGGCATGACGCAGAAATTCGTGAACACCAACGGCGAGGAAGCCATCGTGCTGAAGTCGAAGGCGAAATACATTGTCCGTGCCGATAAGAACATTCGTGCGAAGAGCGCGGCCCGTGTGATTTTCGACGAGCTGCGCGAGCAGCATAATGATGATGGCTGGAATGCCGTCTCTCAGACCACGAAGGCCGTGTGGAGTTCGCAATTGTGGGGCATCAGCAATGCTGGCGATTATCGGTCTGTGGCCTTGCGTAAGCAGGTGGACAAGGGCCGGAAGCTCGTGGACACTTGGAAGCAGTGTGTGGCCGATGGTGTGGATGCCGCCGAGGCTTTCGCCAATGGCGAGCAGGACGGCTCATTCGGCTATTTCGAATGGTCCGCGCCTGATAAGTGCCCGGTGGATGATGCCGACGCGATCCGCCAGGCTAACCCGTCGCTCGGTTATGGCCCTATGACCGTGGCCAGTGTCCGAAGCGATATTGATGGCATGACCGAGGCCGCATTCCGCACAGAGGTCCTGTGCCAGTGGGTGACCGCCGACATCGTGCCCTACATCAACCCGAAGCTGTGGGCGCATGGCACAGATAATGCGTCCTGCATTCCGGCTGATAATCGCGTTGTCCTGGCCGTCGATACCAGCGCCGACCGCCAGACCACGTATGTGGCCGCCGCTGGCCTGCGCGCCGATGGCCTGCCTCATGTGGAGCTTATCGCGCGTCGTGACGGCATGCTGTGGGTGCCGCACTTTCTTGACCTATTGCGTGAGAGCTGGCCGTCGATTTGCGAGATCGCCGTGCAGTCGAAGGGCTGTCCGGCCGTCGATTTCATCGACCCCTTGACCGAAAAAGGCTGGAACGTCCACCTTATCGAGGGTTTCCGCCTTGGCGCGTGCTGCGGCCGCTTCCTCGACCGCGTGCGCGAAGGCAAGCTCCGGCACCTGCCGCAGCCCGCCATCGAACAGCAGGTGAGCGTGGCCGTGACAAGGCGTCTCGGTGAGGTCGAGGTGTGGGATCGCGCTAAGAGTGCTTTGCAGATCAGCGGCCTTATCGCCGAATCGGAAGCATTGTACGCCTTGGAGACCATGCAGGCTGTGGATGCTGAGCCGGTGAAGGCTTCCGCCTATTCGGGGCATGGATTGATGATTCTTTGACTTTTTTGAAGCGATTGGAGGTGCCTTATGGGCCTTTGGAGCGCCTTGAGGAACGTTTTCCAGCCGCGCTACAGCATTTCCTTTGATTTGTCCGACCAGATGGCCATGATTCAGGGCCAGACTGAGGCCGAGCTTTTCAAGACGCAGCCGCATTTGCGTACCGTGATTACTTTTCTGGCGCGGAATGTCGCTCAGGTCGGATTGAAGGAATTCGAGCGTGTCAGCGACACCGACAGGCAGCGTGTGACCGATGATGTGCTGATAAATCTGCTGAAGCAGCCGAACGGCACGATGACCGGCTATGAATTGCTTAGGCAGCTTGTGGCTGACTTGGCGCTTTACGATAACGCTTACTGGGTTGTCATGCAGACGCCTGATCGGGACGTGGACAGGTTCGGCAGTTGGCAGATTCAGCCGATTCCGCCATGCTGGGTGCAGGCGAAGCTTGATGGCAGCGTTTTCCAGCCCGCCTACTATCGCGTTTACCCGAATCTGGGCACGTCATATTACGATGTGCCTGCTGATGACATGCTCGTTTTCCATGGATGGAACCCTGATGACCCGACACAGGGCGTGACTCCGGTGCGTGCCTTGAAGGACATCATCAACGAGCAGATTCAGGCATGGTCGTATCGCACTCAGGTGTGGAAGCGCGGCGGCCGTATCGGCAGCGTGCTGGTGCGTCCGAAGGATGCGCCGGAATGGAATGACGCCGATCGCGAGCGTTTCAAGCGCGGGTGGAAGGAATTCACCGACAAGGGTGCTCAGGCCGGTGCCACGCCACTGCTTGAGGATGGCATGGAATTGAAGCGTTTGGGCTTCAATGCTCGTGAGGAGGAATTCAGCGAGGTCACGAAGCTGTCGCTGTCCACCGTCGCAAGCGTCTACCACGTCAGTCCGGTCATGGTCGGCATCCTGGACAACGCGAATTTCTCGAACACCAAGGAATTCCGCAAGATGCTGTACTCCGAGACGCTGGGGCCGACCATGCGCATGATCGAGGACAGGATAAACACGTTCCTCGCTCCGAAGGTAGGTGCGCCGGACGCGAATTACATCGAATTCGACATCCGCAGCAAGCTTTCCGGCGATTTCGAGGAGCAGGCCAGTGTGATGAGCACTTCGGTCGGCGCTCCGTGGATTACGCCGAACGAGGCGCGCGCCAGCCAGAATCTGCCGCGCGTCGAGGGCGGTGACGAACTGGTGGTGCCGCTCAATGTCACCAAGGGCGGCCAGTCAAGCCCGCAGGATGGCGGGGACCCGTCACGTCCAGCCGATGGGTCGGCCATCGAATCGGATGATGACGAGAAAACAGCGGCCATCGTCGGCATGTGGCGTGACCGATTGGAAAAGAGCGTCAGATCACGGTTTGGCGCCGGCATGGGAGTCGATGACATCAAATGGCTCAAATGGCAGAACGAACTGCAGGCCGACCTGAACATCAAAGCCGGCCTGGGGCAGTTCGATGCCGGTGTGAGGGCATTGCAGGAGACGGAGGACATGCGAACGCATTTCAAGGAGGTGCATGATGCACTTTAAGGATTTCGAGTGCCGATTCAAGGCCGATGGCGAGGAGTCGGCACTCAAGGATGGCGAATTCATCGCCTACCCTTCCACTTTCACCCGCGAACCAGACTGCTACGGTGACGTGGTGGCAAAGGGCGCATTCGACAAGACCATCAAGGAATGGCAGGACAGCGGCAACACGCTGCCCGTGTTGTATGGGCATCGTATGGATGACCCCGATTACAACATCGGCGGCGTCGATTCGATGGGCGAGGACGATCACGGCTGGTGGATCAAAGGCCATTTCGACATGGACTCGCCGAAGGCCGCGCAGGTCTACCACCTGATCAAGGAAAAGCGTCTCAGTCAATTGTCCTTCGCGTTCGACGTGATGGACGAGGGCGAGGTGGAGCTCGATGACGGCACCAAAGCCAACGAATTGCGTGAGCTGAGGGTGTATGAGGCGTCCTTCGTGCCTGTCGGCGCGAATCAGGATACCGGCATCGTGGACGTGAAGGACGCGCTGCGCCGGTTGAAGACCGGATGCACCCTCTCACAGAAGAATCTTGGCATTCTCTCGCAGATCGCCGATGACCTGACCGGTCAGGCGAAGAAACTCAAGGATTTCGTGGCTGAGAACACCACTCAGTCCGACAACAACAATGACAATGACCAGAGTGACGATGCGAAGGCATCGGATGCCGGTGCAGCCAAGAACGAGGAGCCCGATGGGGCCAAGTCCGAGGAGCCGGACGGTTTTTCCGAAGCGGAAGCGTTGCAACTCGCAATCAAGATTGCCCAAGTTGGGCGGAAAGGGGAGTGACCGTAATGGCATCTCTCAAGGAAAAGCGAGCCGCGCTTGTCAAGCAGCTCGAAGAAAAGCAGGGTCTGCTGGCCGCTGGCAAGGCTGATGGCGATACCATCGCATTTGTGAAGAGCGCGCTGGCCGAGGTCGAGGGCATCGACCGTCAGCTGGACGGCATGAAGCAGTCCGATGATCTGCTCGCGCAGATCGGCCAGCTCAACGCCAAGACCGGCGTGCAGCATGTTGGTGGCTCCGACGCCATCCACGCCAAGAGTATCGGTGATTATTACGTCAAGTCCATGCAGAATGCTGGCCTTGACGTGAAGTCTGCCATCGCACGCAACTTCGAGGTCGAATACAAGGCAGCGGATGATACTCACGTGGAAGGCGCGCCGTCCGAAGGCTATGCCCCGTATCTGACGCAGATCGACACTCAGCCTGCTCGACCGTATCAGCGTCCGCTGGTCGTGGCCGACCTCTTCGCTTCCGGTGCCGTCAGCGGCAACCTGATCGAATACCCGGAATTCAGCGAGCTTGAAGGCAACGCCTCCACCGTCGCCGAAACCGGAGTAGCCCCGCAGGTCCATTGGAAGGAACCTGTGTGGAAGCAGGACAAGATCAGCACCGTCGCCAGCTTCTTCGCCATCAGCGACAACATGATGGACGATCTCAACTGGATTGTGTCGGAAATCAACAACAACGCGCAGTATGACCTGAAGCTGGCGGAGGAAAACCAACTCCTGTCCGGTGATGGCACTGGTAATAATCTGAAGGGTCTTTTCAATCGTGAGATTCAGACGATGGGCCAGGATGAGCTGTCGGACGCCGACCGTCTGTCCAAGGCCAAGCTGTACATCACGCTGAAAACCAATTATCAGGCTGACGCATTCGTCCTTAATCCGGTCGATTTCTGGAAGCTGACCATCGCCAAGAACGCGGAAGGCTCTTACCTCAACCTGACTAACGGTTCCACTTTGTGGAATGTCCCCGCAATCGCTACCGCCGCCATTGCCGAGGGCACCGCGCTGGTCGGTGCCTTCAAGAGCGCCGAGCTTTTGCGCAAGGGTGGTCTGGTCGTGAAGATGACCGACTCGAATGCCGATGATTTCCTGCACTTCAAGCAGACCTGCCGCATTAGCGAGCGTGTCGGCCTGCAAGTCAAGTATCCGAAGGCCTTTGTGAAGGTCACTCTCGGTAAGGCGGCCTGATCATGACGCAGAAGTATGTGCGCTTCGTCACCCCGAAAGAGGCGAACATCGACAAGACGCAGGATGTGGCGGAGCTTGTGGCGCTTGATGCCAAGGGCAAGCCGGTCACTATCGGCGGTGCCGCCTCTCTTCCGGTGGCGAAGAATGTGTCCAAGGCCGCAGGCGATGCGCCGACCAAGCAGGAATTCGATGCTCTTGTCGATTCTCTGGTGGCCGCTGGCCTGATGGCAGCCAAGTAAGTGATTGGGGGTGCGGCATGACTGCCGTGATTGGTGATCTGATTCCAAGCGCCGACTCTTTCCAAGTCGATGCCGGTTTCAAGATGCATGCCGCTCAGACTGCGATTCGCCGGTATTGCGGCTGGCATGTCGCGCCTTCCGTCACTCGTACGATTCGCTTGGATGGTCACGGCGGTGATTCGCTGCTCTTGCCATCCAAGCATGTGACCGCGCTTTCGAGTCTCAAGCTTGATGGCGTGGAACACGTGCAGGATGCGCGGTACAGCGAGGCCGGGAGCCTTGTGCTGGTCAATGGCGCCACCTTTCCCGATCTGCCGGGGAGTGTGGAAGCGACCATTACCGATGGTTGGGATTTGGAGGATGTGCCGGAAGTGCAGATGATTCTGCTGGACATCGCGTCTCGTGTGATGCAGGTTCCCGGCACGGTGTCAGCTCAATCCACGAATGGCAGCAGCGTCACCTATCGCTCCGGCTCCGATGGTGGTGTGCCTAATGTGGCGCTTTTCGAGTCCGAGAAGCGCACGCTGCAGCCCTACCGCTTGACGTGGGGGGTGAAGCCGTGACTTCCGCATTGGATTATCTCGGCGGTGGTACGTCCTTCAACATGTCTGGCGCGACCAAGTGGCGGCGTTTGCGTGCGAAGAAGGTCATGGACCGGTATTCGGGCGAGTTGACTGGTGAGGATTGGGACCACCCGGACGTGCTGGAATTCAATGGCTCGCTTTCCAGCTCCAGCAGCATGAGGTCTCCTGACGCCTTGCGTGAGGAGACCACGAGCACGGCTTACCTCACCTCGACCGACCCGTCACTCGATATCATGCCCGGCGACCGCATCAGGGCCATGCCGGATGACGGCAGGTGTTGGGAGGTATCCGGCTATCCGAGTCGTGACGTGAATGCTTTCACGGGCTGGCGGCCGACGATTGAGATTCCACTATCCGAGTACAGGGGGTGATGGTCTTGGGTGTGATGGTCAAATTCAACGATCGCTATTTCGATGAGCTGATGAATTCGGCTGGCGTCAAGGCCATGACCCGCAGGGCGGCCGAAAAGACCTTGGAATATGCGAAGGCTCACGCTCCAGTGGACACCGGCGCATACCGTGACGGCCTCCAGATCGAGGAGGTCAAGCATGCGCACCGCACCACCTGCATGGTGGTCGGCACCGATCCGAAAACCCTGCTCGTGGAATCGCGGACCGGCAACCTCCGCAAGGCGCTCAAGGCTGGCAAGTCATGACGGCAGTGCTACCACCAGACCTCGAAGCATGGCTGTGCGCTTACCTCCGTGGCAAGCTGAAGCCCTCCTACGGCAAGATTCTCGTGCACATTCGAGAGCCGGACGATTACGACGGCTCCTATCCTCTCGTGGTCGTGCGTGACGATGGCGGCAGCCAGTCCAATCGCGTACTTTTCGACCGCAGCATTGGTATCACCGTGCGTTATGGCAGTCGCACTCTTCCAGGTGATTGTCGTGATCTGGCGGCGAAAATCTACGGCCTGCTCACCGACCCTGAGATTTGCTCGCTTGATGGTTCGCCGATCGCGGCAGTCGAGGAGGACGGGTGCAATGGTCCGTATTTCGTGGCCGAGGACGCGAACATCGCCAGATGCTATCTGACTGTCGAATTCTCCGCTATTGGAATTCCAATAATTCAATAATTCTTAATTTTTAGGCGTTGAAACGTTTGTTTCAGCGCCTTTTTGTTTGAAAGGACAAAATATGGCAGCTGATGCAGCAGGCAATGACCTGAGCGCCGCGAAGATCGTGGTTACAAGCGCATACCGTTTCACCCCCTATGACGCGACTCAGAAGCTGACCGCCGATCTCATCGCGCCGACCGTGGCCGACGTGAAGACCGGCTTGGACAAGATTTTCAGCAAGGGCGGCTTCGTCGGCCTTATCACCGAGGATGGTGCCCCGCAGGACAGCCGTGACGCCGATGATGCGATCAAATTCCACCAGCCAGGCTATTCGATCAACGGCAAGGCGTCGCTGACCGAGCAGTTCACCGTGGCCGAGGATAACGACATCACACGCAAGATGACAATCGGCACGCCGGACTCCAGTGGCGTGTATCACGTGACCGATGTGATTCAGGATGGCAAGTGGTTCTGCTACAAGGAGACCGTTTTTAAAAACGGCACGCACCGCCGTCGTCTTGGTGTCGTGAATCTGACCGGCAACGAGCAGGGGCAGGAGACTGCCGGCAAGAACACCGGTGACGCTTGGACCATCGAATGGATTCAGGACGACGCCTGCGATTCCGGCGCCTCGAAGTACCTGCAGTCCTTCGTGACGCCGAAGGCTTCGTCCGATTCTCATGCAACCGATCATCAGGCTGATGATTCCGAGTCTCAGCCGGTCACCGACTGACATTGACTCTTCCCTGCACATGTTTCTTTCTTCCTTTCTTCGCATGTGCTGGGATTCTTCCTCTTCATCCAACAAAGTAAAGGAATTTTTCGTAGTCGTTTGAAAGAAGGAAGAAATGACCAAGAATGTGATGCCCTCCGCCGCCGATTTCGAAGCCTGGACTCAGGAGGACGAGGAGAAGGCGCTTGAAGCGTCGGCCAAGCGGATGAAGGTGAAGCACCTCATCAAGGACGGCAGCGTATGGTTCCTCGCACCGCACGGCCACATTTACAAACTACCTCTCGCACTGTCGATTGATGATTTCGCACGTCTGTCGAATCTGCAGTCCGACACCGAGCAGATTCAGGCGCTCAAGGACATGCTGACGGCTTTCGCCGGTGAAGATGCGGCGCGGCAGTTGGCGAAGGAGCCGGTCATGGTGCCCATGAACATCCTCGCCGATTACGGCGAAATCATTTCCAAGATGCAGGGCGCTGATTTGGGAAAATCGTCGGCTTCTGCCAGCTCCTCCAAGGAGAAGACGGCAGTCGAATAAGAGCCGATTTCGCGGCGCGTGGATGGAGTCTGCAGGCCGATTTGGGCGGCAGGCTCCGTTTCGCGGACGCGATCGCCTTGTGGGAGAACCTTTCGGCCGATCCGAACACTTACACCGGTATGACTGCGGTGCATATGGTGCTGCCGATGGATGCGACGGCTATCATCACCGCGATTCAGGCGGGCGGCACGTCGATTCTTGGCGATCTCGCGCCGGAAAAGGTTGGGAAGAAGCATGTCGAGGTGACCGATGAGGAGCGTCGTGAGGCTTTGGAGTCGATGAGCAGCATCTTCGGCTTCAAAAAAACAAGTGAATAGAGGAGGCTGTCATGGCTGGCGGTAGCGAGCTTGGTTCCGCGCATGTGAGCATTTTCCCGCAGATGAAGGGCTTCCGCCAGAATGTGGCCAAGGAGACCGGCAAGGCCGTCTCCGACATGAAAAACTCCTTCACGAAGGGCTTCAATGGCGCGCAGCAGGGCAAGCAGATCGGCAGCGCCTTCAAAAGCGGTTTCAACAGTGGTGCGGCCGAGCTGAATTCCGAAGCCCTGAAGTCCTTTAAAAAGGACGTGGCGCAAGCCTCGCAAAAGAATACGGACGCCTTGCTGAAATTCAAGGCGGTTGGCGTGCAGGTGCAGGCCGCTCAGGAAAAGCTGAACGCGGCCACACAGAAATATGGCGCGGACAGCACGCAGGCTCAGGCTGCGGCCATCAAACTCGAACAAGCTCAAATCAAACAGAAGACGGCGGCTGACAATCTCAAGGCGGCGTCCGACAATCTCAAGACGGCTCAGGGACGTCTCAAGGATCTTGAGACGCAGTTGGCGGCCGAATCCGACAAGTCCAAGAATACGTTCAGCCGTCTGGCGTCCGGCTTCACCTCAACGGCCCAGCAGATTGTCGGCAAGATTCCAGGCGTGAACGCGGCGGTGCAGAAGATCAGTTCGACGGCTGGCGAGGTCACGTCCAACATCAAAAGCAAGTTTTCGGCTGCTTGGAATGCTTTGCCGGAGGGTGCGCGTAATGCGGCCGCGAAGGCCGGTAATGCGTTGCATTCGGGTTTGAGCAAGGCTTCCGGTTTCGCTTCGAAGGCCGTGAGCGGTATCGGCAAGGCGGCTAAGGGCATGGCCACCGTCGTGTCCGGCGCCGCTGCCGCCGCTGGCGGATATCTGGCGAATTTCGGCAAGCAGGCCGTGGATGCGGCCCTCAAGGCCGGTGAGGTGACCGCGAAATTCCAGCAGGTCGCCAAAAACAATAATTGGACCGAGGAAGAGCAGAAGTCGCTGCTCAGCCTGAATAAGACGCTTGGACAGACCGGCGTTATATCCGGTGGCACCTTGAAGGCCGCTCAGGCACAGCTCGGCACTTTCGCACTGACCGCCGATCAGGTCAAGACCTTGACGCCCGCCTTGGCCGACATGATCGCCAATAACAAGGGTTATAACGCGACCGCTCAGGATGGCGTGCAGATCGCTAACCTGCTCGGCAAGGTCATGACCGGCAGCGCAACCGCCTTGAGTAAATATGGCGTGACCATGACGGACGCGCAGAAAAAAGTCCTTCAGGAGGGTAGCGCGTCCGAGAAGGCCGCGATGGCCGCGAAGGTCCTGGAAGCGAATTTCGGCGGCATCAACAAGGCCTTGGCGGCCACGCCGCAGGGCAAGATGACCATCCTGCAGCATGAGATTGCCGGTTTGAAGACTTCGGTCGGCAATGATCTGATCGCGGCTTTCGGTGGGGTCGGCGGCGCGGTCATCAAGATGGTGCAGGCCGTCGAACCGCTCATCACCGCGTTTTTCGACAAGGTGGCCGCACTGGCGCAGAAGATTGGCCCGCCGCTTGAGAAAGTGTTCGGTGGTATCGCCGACAAGATCAGCAAAATCAATTTCAGCGGCTTCACTGGCCAATTGTCTGGATTGTCCGGTCCTATCGCCGCCGTGACTGGTCTGCTTGGCGCGGCTGGTCTTGGTGGAGCTTTGAGCGGATTGAGTGGCGTGCCGGTGATTGGCGGCTTGCTGTCGAAGTTTGGTGGCGTCCTGTCTGGTCTTGGTGGCCCTATCACGCTTGTGATTGGCGCTTTGGCCGGATTGATTGCCACGAGCCCGCAGCTCCGCAGCGAATTCGGCACGATGCTGCAGAATGCCTTCGTCAGCTTGCAGCAGGCTTTTCAGCTTTTGCAGCCGTCGATTCAGGCGCTCATGACAGCTTTGAGTCAGCTTGCTGCGGCGGTGATGCCGGTCATCACCAATCTCGTCGGCCAGATAATTCCATTGCTGACGCCAATCATTTCCACGCTTGTTGGTGCTTTGGTACCGGCCATTCAGGGCATTCTGACCGTGGTGACCACCGTCATTCAGGCGATAACTCCGGCCATCCAAGGTGTGCAGCCGGTTGTCGCGGCAGTGGTCGCGGCCATCACGGCTGTGATTCAGGCGCTCATGCCGGTCATCTCGCAGATTAGCAGTCTCATCACTGACGTGGTGACTGCCATCACGCCGGTGATTCAGGGCCTTGAGCCTTTGGTCACGACTGTGGTGCAGGCGATTACCAGCGTGATTCAGGCGCTGGTGCCGGTGATTCAAGCTCTCGCACCATTGGTGTCCACCATCATTTCCGCGATCGTCGGCTTCATCAGCTCGACACTGCTGCCGACCATTCAAGCGATGCTGCCATTCATCCAAGGCATCATCAATGGCATCACGATGGTGGTCAAGGGCATCGTCAATGTCATCCAAGGCGTCATCAATCTGGTGACCGGCCTGATTCATGGCAATTGGAGTCAGGCGTGGAATGGCTTTAGTCAAATTGTGTATGGTGTTGTGCAAAGCGTGCTCGGCTTTTTGGGTGGCATTGGCAGTGCGATTATCGGCATCTTCGCTGGTGCTGGCACGTGGCTGTGGAATGCCGGCGCGTCGATCATCAATGGTCTGCTCAATGGTCTGAGGGCGGCTTTCGGCAAAGTTAAGAGCTTTGTGAGTGGCATCGGCGATTGGATCGTCAAACATAAAGGCCCTTTGAGCTACGACAAGGTGATGCTCAAGCCTGCTGGTCTGGCCATCATGCAGGGCTTTGACAAGAGCCTCAAGGCTGGCTGGAAGGACGTGCAGAAGACCGTCAATGGCATGAACGCGCAGATCAATGGCGGTTTCGAGGTGGATGCGTCGAAGTCCGGCAGGGCGAATGTCAGCAATGGCGGTGCCGGTGCCACGTATGTCACGCAGACGTTCAATTATCCGGCGATCGCGCCCACGTCGATTTCGACGCAGCAGAAATTGCAGACGGCGGCAATGCCGCAATGGTGACACAAGTGAAAAAAGGGTGGTAGTCGATGATTCTCACGGATTATCTCATCGAAGGTCAGAATCTGACCGGGGACAATGCGAGCCTGATAGTCGGCACCACCCATTTCACGAGCATCAGCCCGCGCATTAATTCCGTGACCGTGAATGGTCGGAATGGTGTGATGCTTCCTGCTGGTCCGGTGGCTTTCGATGCGCCAGAAATCACGCTGAAATTCATCACCAATGGCCCTGACTCCGACGTGCTGATGCATCGCTTCTATAGGCTCTGCCGTTTGGCTTCCAAGCTGACGCGCGTGGAGCGTGACACGGTGTCCGGTTGGACTCGGCGCATGACTGCAAGCGCAGTGTGCACGTCCTGTCAGCCGGACGGTGACGAGATTCCGTGGGATGACCACCGCGCGGCCACTGCAGTATTTCAACTGCCGGATGTTTTTTGGCAGGGGGAGCAGTGGCAGGAGCGCACCTTGGACGCGACTGGCGGGCGCCTCATGGCCGGTAGTGTCGCCAAGCCCAGCGACAAGGGGTATTGGACGCGTTGGGCTGGATTGCCGAACGCCTCGCCCTCGCAGCTTTTCGACACCATCCCCGAGGGCTGGCTTTCCAATGCGCCAATCGGCACGCTGGTATTGCGCTTCGGTGCCGCAACCGCCGTCACGATCAGTGACCCGATAAGTGGCACGAATCTAATGTGGGGCGGCAAACGCGACGCCTCACGACCTTACCTTTTCGTCGATGCAACCAATCGCAAGGCGTGGACGGCGGCCAACGCCGACGCATGGTCCGGTGGTACGGATGCGTCGAATGGCATCGACTGGACCACGGAGCCACTGCAAGTGTGGCCCGCGATCGATTCTGGCGATTATCGCCTCGCAATCAAACAGACCGGCAGCGCCGACAAGGTGACATGCCGGTTTTTGCAATCCTGGGAGTGATTCATGGCAAAGTCCCTTCATGCTCGTCTCGTGGCATATCGTCCATTCGGTGAGCGCATCGGTGTGCTGGCCGAGCCGGTGAGCTTCAGCGCGTCGATGCTCCACAATGATGATGGCGCAATCAGCATCGAATACTCCATGCTTTCCGGTGACGCGCAGGCGTTCGACCGTGAGCTGACCGATGGCCTGGAAGTGGCCGTGGAAGTGTCGGACGGTAATGGCTTCAAGGAGCCGGATAATGCGCGATTCGTCATCACGGGCCGCTCCGGCAAGACGGATGACCGCACCAAGACCATCACTTATTCCGGTCAGTCGATTGGCTGGCTGCTGTCCAAGGCCGAAAACAATGATTCGTCGCACCTCATCGCCGATGGCGATAACAAGGGTAAAAGGCCTTTTTATTCTTCCAATCCGGGCACGATTCTCAAGACTTTGCTGGACGAAAATCGTCAGCGGGGTGGCGTGGCCACTGGTCTGACCTTGGGCTTCGACACGGCCAAGGACGCGGCTGGCAGGAAATGGGCAAAAAAGTACACTCTGTACTATTCGCTCGGCACTGATTTGCAGACCATCCTGGACGCCCTGGTCAATGGTGGCGGCTGCGACTGGCGCACAAGCGGCAGGGTACTCAAGCTTTGGAATGCGGACAGCACCGCCTTGAGCCGTGACCTGAGCGAGAGCATTGTGCTGCAATTGGCGCGTGACATCAGCGAAGCCCCATTCGAGGAGTCCATCGCCGACCTGGCATCAACCATCCTTGTCGAGGGTGACAATAATCTGCTTTTTCGCATGGACAATCCGGCTGCTCCGACGCCTTGGGGCAAGTGGGAATCCTATAGCTCGCAGGGTGGCGTGTCCGATAAGGATACCGCGCAGGCATTCATGCAGTCCACGCTTGATGATGCGGCTAGGGTACGCGGCCAGTACACGCGCGATCTGGTGACTTCCGGCGTGGATGATCTACCGCTCATCGACTTCCACGCCGGCGACTGGATCACCGCGCCAACAGTCACTCACGGTGAGAAGGTGCGCGTGCAGGAAATCGACCTGAGCATGCGCCAGGGCGAGGGACTATCCTGCTCAATCGCTCTGAATGACATCAAGTACGACGCTTCCGTGCGCCAGGCGAAGAAAATCAAAGGCATCACCGGCGGTGCCGCATTGGCCGGCAGCGAGGGTGGCACGACCGCATCTTCCGATCGCGACCATCGCGTACCGAAGGCTCCGCTTGGCCTTGTGGTGCAGACGGACGCCTACCTCGGCTCGGACGGGTATGCGCACGGCTTGGCCACGGCCATGTGGTCCGCCGTGACCGAAGCCACGAATAACACGGCCATCGAAATCAGCAATTACGCCGTCGAGTGGCGCAGGCATGTGGATGGTTCGCCGTGGCATTCGGCTGGCACGACCGATAAGACGCAGCTTGGCTTCGGTGGCCTTGATTGTGGCACGCAAATCGAAGTGCGCGTCAGGGCAGTGCCGACATATTCCGACAAGCTGGGTGATTGGTCGGCTGTCGTGGTGGCCACCGTCGAATCCGATACGACTCCGTGCTCAGTGCCATCCAAGCCGACAGTCTCATCCAAGCTAGGCGTGGTGACCGTCCATTGGGATGGCAGGACAAGCGCTGGCGCGTCGATGGAATCGGACTTCGACCATATTGAGGTCGGCGAGGGCGTCGATGCGGCCGGCATGACCGTCATCAGCGCAAACCAGTCCGGTCAGGGCGATTATCTCGTGACCGGTCTGGCAGCCGGTTCACAGCACTCCTACGCCCTTCGTTCGGTCGACCATGCGGGCAATCGCTCCGACTGGTCGGCCATCGCCTCGGTGACGGTCGCGTCGGCGGTCTCGCCTGATGAGGTCAAGCAGATTCAGAAGGATTTGGCTGACAATCAGACGGCTTTGAAGGATAACACCGCGAAGCTGGATCAGGCGCGGAAGGACATCCAAGCCAACAAGACCGGCCTTGACGCGGCGTCCAAGTCGCTCGCTCAGGCGCAGACCGACCTGACGCAGGCCCGGAAGGATATCGCGCAGACCAAGAGCGACCTGACCACCGCGAATGGGGAAATCTCGAAGGCTAAGGAGTCGGCGGCTCAGGCGTATGCCGAAGCCCACTCGAAGAACCACACTTTCCGTGGGCCGGACGAGCCGAAAGACAATCTGATTGTCGGTGACTTGTGGCTCAAGACCCAAAAGTATTGGACCCGCTGGCAGGGGGAGAAGAACAACTCTCCGTCCTTGCTTGCCGACTTCTACACCTACTGGACGGGTGCCCCGAACGCTTCACCGAGCGTCCTTGTGCCATTGTCTGATCGCGTGATTGACACGCTGGTGTGGGATGGTGCCGCTTGGAACCACATGGGCTATGCCGATGTGGAGCGCAATGCCGACGAAATTTCCAAGGCGAAGTCGGATATCGCGGATAATGCGGCTAAGACCACCGACGCCCGCAAGGCTGCCGAGAATGCCGCTGCCGCCGCGAAGACGGCTCAAGGTACGGCTGACACGGCGAATGGCGCGGCGAAGACGGCACAGGATACCGCCAATGCGGCCAACGCTGCCGCTAAGAGTGCGACCGCCACCGCCGGTCAGGCGAAGGATGCGGCCAATGCCGCCCAGACCGCTGCCGAGAGCGCGAAGAAGACCGCTGGCAATGCGGAGACACTGGCTAACACCGCCAATGAGTCCGCAAAGTCCGCCAAGTCCGACGCGGCTTCCGCCAAATCGGACGCTTCCACCGCGAAGACGGACGCGGCCAATGCCAAGACCACTGCCGCGAATGCGTCCAGTGTGGCGACCCAAGCCAAGGCCACGGCTGACAGTGCGGCACAGTCCGCCACGGACGCGGCCAATGCCGCGCAGAAGGCGAATACGGCTGCTGCCGCCGCCGCTGGTGTGGCGAACGGCAAGGCCGACGTGCTCATCCAGTCCACTGCGCCGGCCACGTCGATGCGCAAGCCGACTACCTTGTGGATTGACACCACCGGTGGCGCTAACACGCCGAAACGGTGGAACGGGTCGGCTTGGGTGGCGGTGACTGACAAGGCCGCTACCGATGCGGCAAACGCCGCCGTCAAGGCACATGCTGCCGCGCAGACGGCGCAATCCACCGCTGACAAGGCTCAGACCACAGCCGCGAACGCCGCGTCACAGGCGAATCAGGCTCAGGCCGCAGCCAAGAAGGCGCAAACCACGGCGGACGGCAAGAATCTGATCTACCGTGGCCCCGACGAGCCGAATCATGACGGCTTGAAGCCGGGGGACATGTGGTGGCGCACGCAGAAGTATTGGACTCGCTGGAAGGGCGAGAAGAACAATTCGCCGTCCATGCTGGCCGACTTCTACACGTATTGGACCGGCGCGCCAAACAACAGCCCCTCCGTGCTTGTCCCGCTCGCTGATCGTGTGGTGGAAGTCCTGACATGGGACGGTACGAGATTCGAGCCATTCGACCTCGTGGCGAACAACATCCTCGCTGCTGGCACGGTGGCCGCGAAGCATCTCGCCGCCGACTCAGTGACCGCTGAGAAGGTCAAGGCCAATGCCATCACGGTGGACAAGCTGGCTGCGAATTCGGTCACGACTGAAAAGCTGGTGGCTGACGCGGTGACCGCCGCGAAACTCGCCGCCAACTCGGTGCAGGCGCGAAATATCGTCGCATTGGCCATCACAGCCGACAAGCTCGCCGCAAACGCAGTGACCACCGCGAAGCTCAAGGTCACGGAGGATATGACCGTGGCGCTCCTGAACGTGCACAAAATTCAGGCTGGCGACATCGTATCCGGCGCGGTCACGACAGATAAGCTCGCCGCGAACGCGGTTAACGCGGACAAGCTCGCGGCGAACTCGGTGAACGCTTCGAAGATAGTGTCCGGTGCGATCACCGCCGACAAGCTGGCGGCAAACAGCGTGACGGCTGTCAAGATCGCGGCTGGCACTATCACGTCTGACAAGGTGGCGGCGGGCCAGTTCAAGGGCTATGTCTTCACCGGCGCGATATTCCAGAGCTCCGAGGCGGAGAACACGGGCATGAAGCTCAATAGCACGGCCTTGCGGATGTGGGATTCGAGCCATAATCAGACCGTCTATTTGGACGGTGAGGGCAAGTCGAATCTGCTGACCGGCACGTTCCAAACCCGCACGAGCGGGCACAGGGTGCGCATCAGCCCGGATTATCAGACCTACATCATCGGCGGATCTGAGACTTTCACCGGTGATGGCATCGAATTCCCGGCTTACAACGGGTCCACCGCCTACTTTTCGCATCCGGCCATCGCTTCTGTCATCCAGTCGAATCAGGTCGGCTCGATGGGCGAACTGGACTTGTGGAGCGGACACGTGAGCAAGAACGACCCCGCCGCGTTCATGTCTCTCAGATCGAAGCCGCGCAAGAAAGGCGGTACCGGCAGCGGCGGCGTCACATCCAGAGTGCATGCCGTGGCGAACACGGATTACGACGAGCCGGACGAGAGCAAGAAAAGCAGCGCTTTCCTCACTCTGTCCGGCGATAGCGCGAACGGTTCGGAGTGCTGGCTCGAAGCGCAAGACGCGAACGGCGAGGTCGGAGTCGGCGCGAACATCGGCACCGGATACGTGTATCTCGGCGGCTATCTTGGCGGCATCACGAACCGTTTTACGTTCCATGCCCAGGCTGCGTGGAAGGCGTGGTATCCGAATCCCGGCTCGAAGATTGCGACCGGCGCTTCCATGCAAGTCAATTGCACGTTCAGCCCCACAAAATACGGCCACTATTACGTTGTCGCTAACGCGGACAGCGATTGGGCGGGCATCATCGCGCACCCGGCCAATACGGGCGGTCAGAGCGGCTTCACATTGAAGCTTTACAACGCCGACCAGCCTTGCCCGGTGGATGTTTACGCGGAATTCCTGGCTTATTTGGTCAAGTGATTGGAGGACATATTGTCATCGACTTTCGAACAGGATGAGAACGGCTTGTGCATCATCCGCTGCGATCCGCCGGTGAACGGGTCGGACAGTTTCGTTTTCACGCCCGATGTGCTCGTCTCGTGGAAGGCGCTGCTCGGCTTTGCTTCGATTCGGGAGGCGATCGCGGCGATCATGCAGGGCAGGGAGGACGTGAGCCGGTACGACCGCGCCACCGGCAGGGGCGTGTGGACGGGGGCTTACGAGGCCTTGGAAAGCGCGCTGAATGATTCCGCCACCGGCGTGAGCATGCTTGCGGCTGATGGGGAAGTGTTGAATGACCCGCTGACCGCCGCGCGCAATAAGGCGCGTGAGGGCATGAGTCTGCCCACCATGTCGAATGAGACGGACGCGAATCTCATTGCCACACTGGCCGCTGATGATGTTGATTCCGAGCCGTCGAGTGGCATTGACATCAGCGTCACCAAGGACATCGAGGGCCTTGACGCTTTCCTATCGGACGAGTCCAGCCAGACCGCACTGGATGAGTGCGAGGAGCGCTTTTATGAATCCCTCATGCCACGACCTCAAAACAACCAACAATAAGGAGATTGATTATGGCCGATGAGACCACTGAAACCACTGCCGATACCACTACTACCGTGACTCCCACCTCGTCTGGTGTGCTTGACTTGCGCCCACCGCAGGAGTCGGTGCGCGCGGAATTGTGCCGTTTGGGATTGGAGTTTTCCAGCACTGACGGCACTACCGAATCGTGGCGCGACTACAGCCGTGGCGTGCTTGCGACCTTCGATGATTCCGGCACCAGCGTGACTTTGACGGATGTGAAGACGAATCTCGGACGCACTTTGACACTCGACGAGCTTAAGGCCGTGACTCGTATCGACACGATGACCGCCGCCGACTAATCCAGCATTCCAATTTTTTCAACCCCTGCAATCCAATCGGATTGCGGGGGTTTCGTATTTAAGGAGACTTATTTTGGCTCAGATTCCAGCCGACGCGAACGACGTCATCGACTCTCTTTCCGCGCAGATCGGCACACTCAACAAGCAAATCGCAATCCTCACCAGTCAACTGTCGGCGGCCATGAAACTCATCCCGAAGGATGTGCTCGAAAGCGTGAAGGGAGACGAGAATGCAGAGGATTAACCTGTGGCTGAACCCAAAGTTCGACCCCACCGGCTTCCATGTCGTCAAAAAGGGCGGCGACATATCGAAGTACATGACCGGTGGCACGCTGGCCAACACCAGAGGCGAATACATCGACCTGCCTTTCGCGTGCGAGGTCGGCGTGGAATACGTGTGCACGTTCAGGATCGTCAGCAACGATACGACGAATAAAAGCATCGGCATCTTTTCCGGCGTCACGGTCAAATACCCAAGTGCCCAGACGGTCGGGAAATATACGATCCGCTTCACCCCGATCGCCAATGACACGCGCCTGGCCGTCCCCTCCGGTATGGCCATCAGCGAATTGAGCGTGGAAGCCGCCGACACGTATGACGCGGCGCTCGGGGGGGGGCTTCCGGGATTCTTCACCGGCGACACCATGCCACGCGACTGACGCCGCGCACCGGGACGGTGGTGCCCGATGATGGTCACGAACCTATGCACGAGCCCATCCTCGACCATCACCCTGAAAGCCGACAAGTGGGTGAATATCACGACCGTCCCGAGCAAGATCGGGATGAAATATTGGATCAATGTCTATGTGAACGTCACCGGCGGCACGATCTCGATAATCGGAGTGGATGGCGACATCAGCGCAAGCCAACGTATCGGATACACGATGATCTCCAACAATCCCAATCCTGTGTCAATGAGTTATTCCGTCAAGTCAGGCAATCCGACCGTTACAGTGACAGATATGCTCCTCTGCACGTTTGCCGATTATCAGGCGAACAAGACCCTGCTCGACAGCATCAAATATTTCAACGGGGATACGATGCCGCGCGCCTAATCCTTATGGGGGTGGTGGCATGAGTCTCATCGTTAATCACTGCGTCATGCCGAAAGACGGTGTGAGCGTCAAGACGACGAACACGACACCATCGGACATCACCTTCACGGGGTTGACGGCGGGCGTGAAATACCATGCGAGCGTCGTCTGTTACATGCTGTCCACGAGTGGCGACAATCCGCGCTTGCGTCTCACCACCAATGGCAGCGATAGTGGGCTGGTCAGTTCGAATGGTCGCGTGGATTACGTCTTCACCGCCGCCAGCACCACTCACGGCATTCTCGTCGGGCTGAACAATTGCACGGTCAATCTGAGCAAGGGCTTGTGCGTGCCTCAAGACCAGTGGCAGCAGCTTGTCTCGTTGGGATTGCCGGGCAATTATTTCGATGGCGACACCATGCCAAAAGATTAAACGATTTCAAGGAGATGTGATGTGTTTCAAACGTTTTTAGCGGGTTTTGGTGGTGTGGGTGGCGCGTGCGCCGTCATCACGCTCGGCCTGAAAGTCTGGCCGGGAGCGCTCGAATCATTGGCTACTGGGCTGTATGCCCACGTCAATCCCGAGCGCTTGCCGTATAACAGCGTGCTTTCCCAGCATTTCGCTAAGACGAGGCAGCTCGGCGAACGTTCCGAACGGTTTGACGGGCGGCTGGACGAATTGTGCAGGGACACGATAAAAAACACGCTGATTTCACTGATTTACGGTGACCAAAGCCACGACCACAGCGAGGCCGTCCGATACGAACTCGCCAAATTGGAGAAATTGGACGCGCACTGCTGGATAGTCGCAGCAGCCGAAAAATACTTGGAGGACCGGCAATGACACGACTGCTCATCGCGGGCGGAGCCTACCTATTGCTCCTCGCACTCATTCTCATTTTCAACCACGGCGCTCACATGCGCTGAAACCGATTTTCAGGGCCATCACTTCAGTGGTGGCCCTTTCGTTTGCCTCGAAAGAGGCGGAAAGGAGGCGGTCGTGATCGATGTGACCATGACGCCGGAAATGACACCGCAGGGCGATTCGATGCCGCCCGAAACCATTCAAGTCGTGTCCGAGGAGGACGCGGCCAAGGCCGTCGAAGGATTGGAGGACTGACATGGCAAGCGTAAGCACTTTCATCAATCGCATGCGCTACTGGTGCGCAGTCGCCAATCTCGGCTACAGCCAGTCCGACCGTTGGAATTTCAACGCTTCGGCGGGTAATTGCGACTGCTCCAGTCTGGTGATCCACTGCCTGCGTGAGGCGGGCTTCGACACCGGCACGGCCACCTACACCGGCAATCTGAGCGGCAATCTGACCCGTCGCGGCTGGACTCGTCTGCCCGCGAACGGCAGTCCGCAGGCTGGTGACATCCTGCTCAACGACGTGCACCACGTGGCCGTCTATCTTGGCGGCGGCAAGCTCGCGCAGGCGTCCATCAGCGAGCGTGGCACCGCGTATGGCAGGGCTGGTGACCAGACTGGCCGCGAAACCAACATCCGCGCCTACTACAACTATCCGTGGAATTGCTATCTGCGATACCAGGGCGCCCACTCTTCCGCTCCAGCCGCAAATTCCGGTGCCATCGCAGTGGATGGCAATGTCGGCCCGGCCACGGTACGCCGATGGCAGCAGGTGATGGGCACCGCGGTGGATGGCGTCATCAGCGGCCAGCAGGTGCCTGACGGCAGGACTTACGCGCGTCCGGCAATCGATTCGAGCGTGGTTCGCTACGGTGCTGGCGGCAGTGATCTGATCCGCGCCGTGCAGCGTCGCCTGGGCTGTGGTGTTGATGGTCTGCTTGGCCCTGCCACCATTCGCGCCATCCAAGCGCACTACGGCTTGGCGCAGGACGCATCATTCGGTCCTGGTACGGCACGCGCCTTGCAGACGGCACTCAATCAAAACCGATTCTAAGGGGGTTTAATATGGCTCAACATGCAGCGCCAACGACTTTGGAGACCACAGTCAATAATCTGACCAACGAGTGCGAGGACGGTCAGGACAACCAGCAGCCGACCGCTTACACGCCCGTCTTTTCCAAGGGCGTGCGTACCGTGGTCTACGTGCTGGGTCTGATCGCATCGTGCGTTGGTCTTGGCTTCATGACCTTCGGTGACGCCGCGATCGGCGGATACATCAGCACCGTGGCCGGCTTCATCTCCGCCGGACTCGGCGTCGCATACAATCCACTCCGCCGCAATTAATTTTCTGGCGTGAAACTCAAACTCGCGCTCGAAAATCAAACTCGCGTGGAAAAATTTAACGAACAGTGGCGCTTGTGGAAATTCTTGCACCCTGTTTTTAAATCTGCCCCTTCTCCATTTTGGAGGAGGGGCTTTATTTTTAGGACTTTCAAAATGGGCATCAGACAGCAGACGATTGACGATTACGGCGCGTTCGTGGAGAAATTCAAGCCGAAGAAGACCACGGATGACTGCTACACCCCCCCCGCAGTGTATGAGACCATAAAGGACTGGGCATGCCGTGAGTATGACATCGACCCCAGCAAGGTGGTGCGCCCGTTCTATCCGGGCGGCGACTACGAGCGGTTCGACTATTCGGGCGGTGCGGTGGTTGTGGATAATCCGCCGTTCAGCATCCTGTCGAAGATCTGCACGTTCTATCGGACGGAGCAAATTCCGTTCTTCCTGTTCGCGCCGTATCTCACGATCTTCTCCAGCACGCCGCGTAATGGGGCGCACATGATCGTCACGGATTCGACCATCGAATACGCGAACGGCGCGCAGGTCAACACGTCGTTCGTGACGAGTTTCGGTGATGACCTGATCCGCACCGCGCCGGATCTGGCCAACGCGATAGACGAGACCGTGAAGCGCGTCAGGAAAGAGCAGCGCAGGCATCCGCCGAAATACGCGTATCCGCGTGAACTGCTTACCGTGAGCAGGCTCGGGAAGATCGGCAGGCAGGTCGAGTTCCGCGTCAAGGCTTCGGACGTTGCGTTCACGAGGGCTCTCGACTCGCAGAAGGCCGTGAAGAAGGCCATCTACGGCGGCGGCTATCTCCTGAGCGAAGCTAAGGCCGCGGAACTGAAGGCCGCAGAACTGAAGGCCGCAGAACTGAAGGCCGCAGAAGATGTGACGGTATGGCCGCTCAGCGATTCCGAGAAGCGGATCATCGAAAACCTCGCATAAATGATTCCTGTTGGAATATTTTGCGCCCACATGCAACATCGCCCCTCTCTCAGCTGATGCTGGGGGAGGGGCGTTTTCGTGTTTATTCGGTCTTGTGTTTGCGTGGCCTGCCTCCGCCGACGCCGCGTCCGGGGCGTTGCGCGTTCCATTGGTCGATGGTCTCTGGCAGCCAGCCGCGCGTGCGGCCTATTAGGGCGTCCGGTTGGGGGAGCTTGTAGGCGCTGACGGCGGCGGTGCTGATGCCGAGGCGCTTGGCCACGTCGGTGACGCTCAGGTATTCGACGGCCATGTCAGTCCTTCCTTCCGGCGATGAGCGCGAAGACGGCGCTGACGATGGCACATCCGGCGGTGAGCGCGAACGGCCAGCCGAACCATGCGCTGGCGGCGGTTCCGAGCGCGAACACCGCGCTGACTATCGATTCCGTTCTCATGATGTCCCATGGCATAATCGGAGATATGGGGTTCCGGCCCCTAGGTCTGGCCGGAACCCTTGCTCACTTCCTCTTCTTCGGTTTCCGTCTCATCTCCTTGATGAGTCCGGTCACTGCTTTGATGAGGGCCGCGATGCTCGCGACGAGAAGCGAGATGCTGGTGATTATCTCCGATGGTGTCATGTTCACCTCCTTTCCTTGATATAAACTATATTAGCACAGTAAATAAAGTAATGCAAGTCAAAACACAAGAAAACACAGGAAAAAATCAGTGGATTGATAGACTTGATGCCACGCAAACGAAGGGGAGAGCATGGCCTACACGATCCGCCAATACGCCACCAAAGCCGGAAAAAGATACGAGGTGCGCTACCGCAAGCCGGACGGCACGACCACAGGCAAAAGAGGCTTCCGGCGCAAGATGGACGCCGACGCATGGGGAGCGGCCAACGTGACCACCGCGAAAAGCGTCGGAGCATACATCGACCCGCAAGCAGGACGACGCTTGGTCGAGGATTTTTGGGAGCCGTGGATAGCGGCCAAAAAGACCAAAGCCAAGCCAAGCTACATCAAGTCGCTGGAAGACGCTTGGCGCGTGCATGTGGAGCCGCAGTGGGGCATGAGGGAAGTGCAGTCGATCGCGCGAGGCGAGGTGCAGGGGTGGGTCACAGATCTGGCAGGACGACGCAGTGCGTCCGTGACGATTCGCGCCGAGAATCTGCTTCGCAGCCTCATGGAGAGGGCGAAGGCCGATCGCTGCATCCACGACAATCCATGCGACGGCATCGAGCTGCCGCGAAAGCAGGTGCGGAAGCACGTCTATCTCTCGGCTGACGAATTGTCTCGTGTGGCGATGCAGTGCGGTTGGCGTGAGCCGATCGTGCTGACATTGGGCCTGTGCGGCATGAGGTGGGGTGAGCTCGTGGCGCTCCGTGTCGAGGACGTCGACCTGCAACGGTGCAGGCTGCATATATATAGGAGCATCACGCGCCTTTCCAGCAGGCTGGTGGAGACCGACCCGAAAACACATGATGGACGTTCGGTGATGTTCCCCCTGGTGTTGCGTCCACTGCTCGCCAGGCAATGCGAGGGGCGCAGGCCGTCCGATTTCCTTTTCACCGCTCCCGGCGAGCCTTTGGACGAGCCGATGGGTAATGGCTGGAATCCGACGCGAAGCGATGGGTGGTTCGCGGTGGCTCTTCGTCGCGCGGGCGTGGAGCGTGGCCACATGACGATTCACGATCTGCGGCATACGGCGGCGTCACTTATGGTGCAGTCCGGCGCTAACGTCAAGACCGTGCAAAGGCAGTTGGGGCACAAGAGCGCCGCCATGACATTGGACGTTTACGCCGATCTCTTCGATGATGATCTGGATGAGCTGTCGGAGAGGATGGGTGGTTTGCTTTTTTCGCGGAATGTGGGCAAAATGTGGGCAAACGTGACGCAAGGTGTCGATGGAACCGTTGAAACGGTTGGTGTCTGAAGCTTTTCGCCGGTGGGTTCGAGTCCCGCTGGAGGCACTTTTTCAAACCGCCAGAAATGGCGGTTTTCCTTTTATTTCCAACGGTTTT